TAATAATATTTATGCACCAGGTAGTTTAAGAGTTAATGGAGTTGGTATTGGAATAGGAAATTCAACACCACAAAACACATTGCATGTCGATGCAACCACATCATCAAATGTTGCAGCAAGATTCAATACTGATAGTACATATACTTTTATTGATTTATACAATGACGATTCCAATAGAGTTCAAATCGGTAATGCAGATGATGGTGATTTTATTATTAGAACTAATGATGCAGAAAGATTTAGAGTTGACAAAGCTAATGGAACTGTCGGCATAGGAACTTCATCTTTAAGTTCCAATTATAAAATGATTGTCAAAAGAACTACTAATTGTAATTTGGGTGTTGGATTACAAGGTGGTGAATTATCATTAGAAGCATTTAATGATGCTATTACTGCAAGTGTTCCATTTAGATTATATGGCTCAGAATTTAATATGTTAGGTGGTAATGTCGGCATAGGCACTGAATCACCTGCAGCCAGTTTAGAAATTGAAAGTCAAGGAAATGCGAGAACATTAAAACTTGAAGCAGTAGATAATGGAAGTTCACCAGCTTATACAGTTTCTATTTTGATGGAAGGGTATGAAGGTAGAGGTAACGGTATATTCCATACTGATGAAGACTTTGCTGGAGAGTGGTTTGTTGGAAATCCATATACAGCTAATAATGTTTCTTGGCAAGTAGGATATGATGCAAGTGGTGGACAAGCAGAATATAAAGCACAAGCAAAATTATATATAGATGGAACAAATTCACGAGTGGGAATCGGCACCACATCACCAAGTTATAAGTTAGATGTCAATGGTGGTATTAGAAATTATGCTAATGGTAGTGCAGTATTAAGAACAGAATCAACAGCAGCAGGTTATGGTGCTTACAATAAATTAATTACTACTACAAATACTTATGATTTATATGCCCTAAATGGAGATTTTATAATTGATGAAAGTGGAGTAGCAACAAGATTAATTATTAAAGATACTACTGGCAATGTCGGTATAGGAACTTCTGCTTTAAATGCAGGTGCTAAATTAAATGTTGTAAGTGGAGTAAGTGGTTATACCGCACAATTTTCAAGATACGATGCAGATGATGGATTATTCTTACATAGTGAAGCAGCAGGAACACACTATAATTGGAAAATATCCACTCAAGATAATGTAGATGCGGGATTTGAAATTACACCTTCAACAGCAGTAGGAAATAGAAGTTTTACCACACCTGCTTTTGTAATTAAAGCAGATACTGGTAATGTTGGTCTGGGAACTAACGCACCTGAAGAAGAATTGCACATTTTTGGAGATGCACCTTTTTTAAAGATTGAAAATAATACCGAAGATTTTTCAGGTATTATTATGGAAGATGCACAAGACCCTGGACAAAATGGTAGAATTGGATATGATTCAGGTGCAAATAAATTATACATTCAAACTCACGGTGGAACTGGATTCGAAATGGATTCATCAAGAGATATTAAAATTAATGAAAGTCTTGGTATTGGAGTTGCTGCTAATGGAACAACAGGAAGATTAGATTGTAGTAATGATGTAGTAGCATTCTCAACTTCTGACGAAAGACTAAAAGAAAACATTAAACCATTAGATAGTGCATTAGATAAAGTATTAAAGATTAATGGTGTATCATTTGATTGGAAAGAATTAACTGAAGAAGAAAAGAAAACTATACACGGAAACGAAGGACACGACGTAGGGGTTATAGCACAAGAAATAGAAGAAGTCCTACCTGAAGTAGTAACTACAAGAGATAGTGGATATAAAGCAGTAAAATATGAAAAGATTGTACCTTTACTTATAGAATCAATCAAAGAATTAAAAAGTATTGTTGAAGAACAACAAAAAGAAATCAACGAGTTAAAGAATAAATCTTAATTTTGTTATATTTATTAATGTATATACAAATAGACTATTAATAGGAGAATTTTAATGTCTCAAGAACCAATATGGCCAGGTAGTGGTTCGAGTGTTTATGGTAAAACACCATTCGGACTATACGACAGCGATTCTGAATTTCAAAACGAAGCACCACAAGTAGCAACTTGGTGTGCGAGAAGATTGGGATATCCAATCATTGATATTGAACTTCAAGACCAACAATTTTATGCTTGTTTAGAAGAAGCTATTTCAGAATATAGTGCCCAAGTAAATCAATTTAATATTCGTGATAACTTATTACATTTAAAAGGACAATCCACAAGTTCAAACTTTACTCATCAACGAGTAAAATCAGGACTTTCTGAAAATATATTCATAGCAGAAGACTATGGTTCAGAAGCCGGAGTAGGTGGAACCATAGAATACAAAAGAACTTCAATTGCTGTAAATTCAGGTAGTCAAACTTATGATTTAAATGAATTAATCGCAGATTCAGAACAATCTGCTATTGAAGTTAAACGAGTTCATTATGAATCAAGACCAGCAGTTTCAAGATATTTTGACCCGTACGCTTCAACAGGATTCGGAACTTACAATATGTTGGACGGATTTGGGTTCGGTAGTTATTCACCAGCAATTACTTTCGTATTACAACCAATATATGCCGACTTATTAAGAGTTCAAGCAATTGAATTTAATGACCAAATTAGAAAATCAGCATATTCATTTGATATTAAAAACAATCAATTGAGAATATTCCCAGTTCCAACACAAACTGGTTCAGTCTGGATTGATTATATCAAAACAGAAGACAGAGATAATGCATTAAAAACTCGTTATAGTGGTTCATTAGGAGTAGTTTCTGATTATTCAAATGCTAATTATGACTTTATGAAATATTCAAACATCAATGATGTGGGTAAACAATGGATAAGAAAATATTGTTTAGCATTATCAAAAGAGTTATTAGGTATTGTTCGTTCTAAATACGGAACTATTCCGATTCCAAATGCAGAAGTTTCATTGGACGGAGATACTTTAAGAGCAGAAGCGACTGCTGAAAAAGAACAATTAATAGAACAATTAAGAGAAAATTTAGAACAAACAAGTCGTAAGGCATTGTTGGAAGCTCAAAAAGAAGAACAAGACTCACAACAAGAAACCTTGAAAAAGGTGCCTTATCCGCTTTATATAGGATAATAAAATGCCACAAAGATACTATGGAACAAAAGATTTGGCAACCATAGAAAAGTTCAACAGAGAACTTTTAGGTGAACCAAATAAAGACGATTGCGGGATAATCGACCAGTTTGTAATTCTTTACAGAACTTCAGTATATGATACAGAAACAAATATGTATGGTGAAGCATCAGAAGGTAAAGTTTACAAACAAGGAGTAAAACTTCCGTGTATTGTTAATGCCGAAGATTTTGACTTTAACTATGATGAGTTCGGTGCGGACAATAGACAAAACGTATCGTTTGCATTTCAAAGAGCATATTTGGTAGAAGCTGATTTAAGACCAGACATTGGAGATATTTTAAAATGGAATGATGGTTATTTTGAAATTAAAAATTATAATGAAAATCAATTAATCGGTGGAGACCCAACAAAATCACACTCAATCGTAGTTCAGGCACAACTAACAAGAATGCCAACCACAAACTTAGAAGAATATAGAGGTTTCTAATGGTAAGAGGTAAACCGGTTCCAAGAAATCAAAGATTATCTTTTAATCGTGCAGAAAAAATTAGTCGTAATTCTCCTGCAGTAAAAGATGATGTTAAAAATATATCTATTGGTTTAATGGATATGGATAGTTCTATTATGTATTATTTTGATAATGTGATTAAACCAACGGTATCTCTAAATAAAGAAATAGTTAAAGTACCTTGTATTTATGGTTCATCAGAAAAATGGAATCAAATATCTAAACACGGATATCTAAGAGATAAAAAAAGACAAATAATCGTTCCATTGATTGTTTTTCAAAGAACATCAGTAGAAAAAAATACAAATATGTCAATTGATAAATTAGACGCAAATAATCCAAGTTTGTTTTATTCATTTGATAAAAAAAATACAAATCATAATAGATTTGATAAGTTTGATATTTTACAAAGAACAAATCCAGGAAAAGAGTTTTATAATGTTGTTATGCCAGATTATGTTAAGTTAACATACGAATTTGTAGTTTGGACTTCTTACATAGACCAAATGAATAAAATTATAGAAAAAATCAATTATTCAGACGGAGCATATTGGGGTGAACCAGGTAAGATGAGATTTAGAAGTGAAATAAGTAGTTTTGAAGATTCCACAGAACTTGATGGTGAAAAAATAATTAAAACAAAATTTAATGTTGTGTTGAATGGATATATTTTACCAGAACATTTTAATAATAAAAATACAACACAAAAATACTATACACCTAAAAAAATTATTATCAGAGAACAAACTGGTAAAAGATTAGAGGATATAATTAATAAGTAATATTATGGCAAGAAATAAACCAATACCAAGAAGTCAACGAAAAGAATTTAATCGTGGAACAAAGATTAGTCGTAATTCACCAGGAGCAAAAGATGATGTAAAGAATTTGTCCGTAGGTATTATGGATATGGATTCTGCAGTTATGTATTACTTCAATGAAGTAATTAAGCCTGATGTGGAAGTCAATAATGAAAAAGTAAAAGTTCCTTGTATTTATGCTTCACCAGAAAGGTGGACACAAGTTTCTAAACAAGGATACTTACGAGATAAAAAAAGACAAATAATCGTTCCGTTGATTGTATTCAAACGAACAAGTATAAGTCGTAATGATAATTTTTCAGTTGATAAATTAGATGCTAATGACCCAAAATTATTTTATTCATTCCAGAAAAAATATTCTCAACAAAATCGTTTTGATAAATTTTCAGTTCAACAAAACTTATCACCAGGTAGAGAATATTATAATGTTGCAATACCAGACTATGTAACTTTAACATATGAGTTTGTTGTTTGGACTTCATATATTGAACAAATGAACAGAATTGTTGAGAAAATTAATTACTCGGACGGAGCATATTGGGGTGAGCCGGGTAAAATGAAATTCAGAACAAGTATTGATAGTTTTTCAAACGCAACTGAAATTGAAGGAGAACGACTAATCAAAACTACATTTAGTATGACACTAAATGGATACATTTTACCAGAATCATACAACAATTATAACACAACACAAAAATATCTTACACCTAAAAAGTTAGTCATTAGAGAAAGTACAGACACTACATTGGTAGATGATGATGGTAGACAAATAGGATTAAGTTCAAATGCAACAGAGTTCGGTGAAGAAACCAAAGATATATTTTCAATCAATATTTCAAATGGATTGTTGTTTCAACAGGGAACTGGGGTAACATTATCAAATAATGGATATAGTTTTGATGGTTCTGACAATTTAACACAAGAATTTTCTATCGGACAATCAGTTGCAACTACTGATGATGTTCAATTCAATACTTTAACTGCAAACTCAGTTCAAATCGGAACAGGAACTACTGTAATTGCTGATGGAAACATTAGTAGTTCAGACGGAACAATAGAAATTACAGGTTCTACTGCAATAACCGGTAGTATGACGGTAGTTGGAGATTTAACCGTTACTGGAAGTTTAATATCACAGGTATTTATTACTGAAATTACAACACAATCCATAGACTTTTCACAGGGTTCAAATGAATTTGGAAATTCATTAGATGATTCTCAAGAATTTACAGGTTCGGTAGATATTACGGGTTCATTTAGTTTAAATGGATATGAAATAACTGGAATTTCAAATGACCCATCATTAACTGATGCTAGTCAAACTGAGTTAGTTACGGAATATGCATTATCTAATTTTAGTATATCTGGATTAACCACAGATGAAACTGATTATTTAAGAAAAAATTTTTACAAGAAGTCCAATAGTATTATCAGTACAAATACTGCAAGTTTTACTGCAACAACGGCATCTGCTCCAGGAGATTTAACATCAACAAGTGAAAATGATTTTGTGTTCTTTATCAATGGACAATATATGGAACACGATGCGGTGTCTATTCAACAATCTGATGGTGCAACATTTTTATTAAAAGTAAATACGGATTCTATCGGTTATGAATTAGAAGATGATGATGAGATATTAGCAATTGGTAAATTTGATTCATAGGAATAATTAAATGGCACTTACATTTAAAACAAAACAACCTATTACTTTAAAAGCGGGTACAGGTGTTAAATTATCCGTAGATGATAAAGAATTTACAAAAAAAGATTTTGACGGAACAGATAAATCAGATATTCGTATTTCTATCGGTCAAGATGTTTCAACCAATGCAAGTGTTCAATTTAATAATGTTACATTGGGTTCTAATAGTTTAACCGTTGGAACCGGTTCTGATGCTTTGGTATTTAGTGATGGAAAGATAGTTGGAGATTTACAATTCCAAAATAATTTACAAACCACTGATAATGTTCAATCAATAGGTAATTTAACTTATACGGGAACTCAAACATCAACCATATTTACTTCAAGTATTACGAGTGTAACCCAATCAAACAATACGGGTTCTAATATATTTGGTTCAGATTTAGATTCACATAAACACTTTTTTACAGGTAGTTTGGATGTTTCTGGTTCTTACAATTTAAATCAATATAGGCCATTGATTAAAAACATTTCAAACGATAGTTCGTTATCGGATAAAAGTCAAAATGATGTCATAACAGAATATGCTGCATATACATATTTTTCAAGTCAATCACCAATTAAATCTTATTTAAGAAAATCATTTGTCCATACGGGTAGTTTTATAAACACCACTACTTCAAGGTTTAGTGTAGTTACAGCATCTGCACCTTCAAATATGACATCAACGAGTGAAAATGATTTTATGTTTTTTATAAATGGTATGTTGGTTGAAAATGATGCATTGACCATACAACAAAATTCATCAAACTTAGACTTAACATTAGATACTGACTCACTTGGATATGAATTATCACCACAAGACGAAGTAATTGGGTTCGGTAAATTCAATAGTTAGATATTTATAAATGAGGATATTATGGCAAATTTAAAATCAAAACAATTAGCAAATTTATTGACATTTTCAACAGCAAGTATTGATGTTGTGAGTGGTTCATTGATTCCGGATGCTGCAAATTTATATAATATTGGTAGTTCTACGGTTCCGTATTTAAGTGGTTCTTTTTCAAATTTAAATGTTTCACAAGGTGGTGAAGTCCAAGTAACAAATCTTTTCGTAACAGACATAAGTAGATTTACAGGTTCATTAGTATTGAGTGAACAAACCACTACACCAACCGCACAAGAGGGTGGATTAATGTATAGTGGTAGTAATTTTTATTTAGGTTTTGATTCTTAAAATTCATATTTTTAATATTTATATTTAGTAGAAGTATAGTTTAAAACTTCTTAAAAAATTAATTTAGAGATAATCTTAGGAGAAAAATAATGGCAAGTTGGAAAAAAGTAATCGTTAGTGGTTCCGACGCTGAATTAAATGGATTGACTCTAAGTGGTGACTTGACCGTAGAAGGTGGAGATATTACTTTAGGTTCAACGAGTATTTTTTCAGGTGGAGACACAACATCTTTAAACAACATAGATGCCCTTGACGCGACAACTGAAGCTACTATTGAGGCTGCATTAGATACATTATCAAATGTAACTACCGTAGGAACATTAAATGCTGGTTCAATTTCAAGTGGGTTTGGAAACATTGATAACGGAACATCTACTTTAAACACAGGTAATGCAACCGTAGATAATTTAACAAACGCATCAGCAGTAGCAGATTCACACATTACAGGTTCTTTCACTGGTTCATTTATCGGTGATGGTTCGGGTTTGACTGGAGTTGCACAAGACATTGAATTATTAAGTGCATATGGTGCAGCAACACTACATCAAACACAAGACAAATTTTTAGTATCGGACAACGGAACAGAGAAATCTATTACATTTAGTAATTTAGAAGATAGTATTTTTGCTAATGTTAGTGGAGATGCGACAATCGCAGCAGGTGGTGCATTAACTATCGCTAATGGTTCAGTTGAAAACGATATGTTGGCAGGTTCAATCGCTAATGGAAAATTAGCAAATTCAGCAATTACAATTGCAGGTGATTCAGTATCATTAGGTGGTTCTATCACAGCAGCAGCTATTGTTGATGAACTTGGTGTATTTAGTGGTTCAGCACAAATCGACCACGATTCAACTACAAACTTCGTAGCAAACGAACACATAGACCACACCTCAGTAAGTGTTATTGCTGGTGATGGTTTAACCGGTGGTGGTACTATTGCAGCAGACAGAACATTAAACATTGGAGCAGGAACAGGTGTTACCGTTAATGCTAACGATGTAGCAATCGGACAAGATGTAGCAACGAATGCAAATGTAACATTTGCAACCATAACTACAACTGGTAATGCAACAATTGCGGGTAATTTAGATGTTCAAGGAACAACCACAACAATCAATTCAACAAATTTATTAGTTGAAGATAGATTCGCACTATTCAATAGTGGTTCAGCATCAGGAGATGGTGGTTTAATTGTTCAGACAGAAGCTGGATATAGTGGTAGTGCATTTGTTTGGGACGATTCAGAAGCTCGTTGGGGTTTCCAAATCGGAACTAAATTAGCACAAGATGCTTCAACATCAACACCAGATGCATACGCCGCATCAGTAGTGACATCTGACGACTCTAATTATCAGAAAAATGGTAATATTAGAGTTCAAGGTGGTGAAATATACATTTATGTAGAGTAAAATTAAATTAAATTAAGGTTTATATGGGATTAGTAAAAGATAAAAAAGTAGATAAACTAAGATTATCAACTAAAACACAAGAAGGTGTTGTTAAAGCAACACCTTCTATAAAATTTAGTAAACAGGAAATAGAATTTCTTTTATATATGATACAAGAAGGAAATATTCCTGGTAAAAGATTAATAGAAGCAGTACAAGTAGTGGAAAAACTACAACAGAATTACAAAGAACAAAAATAACTTTATTGGCCTTGATGTGGCAATCAAGGAAGTGGGCCAAACAGGTAACCAACCATAAGGAGAACGAACTAAATGCCAAGTTGGAAAAAACTTATATCGAGCGGTTCAAATGCTCATCTTAACGCAGTCACTGCATCCAGTGATATTGTAATCTCACAAGATAGTAAAAAGTTAATGCTAGGAGCTGGTAATGATTTACAGATTTATCACGACGGCTCTCACAACTATATAGATAGTACAACATCAGACCAAGATTTATATATACAAGTAAATGATGGTGGTAGTACAATTACTGCATTAAGAATTGATGCAAGTGATAATGCAAAAGTAAAATTACCTAATGACCAACAATACTTAAGTTTTGGAGCTGGAGATGATTTAAGAATCCAACACAATGGAACAAACTCATTTATAGAAAACTATACTGGAGCTTTATTTATGAATAATACTGTTTCAGATAGTGACATATATTTTGGAGTAAATGATGGTGGCTCTTCAATTACTGCATTAAGAATAGATGCAAGTGATAATGCAAGAGTAAGAGTACCTAACGACAATCAACTATTATCTATCGGTGCTGGTAATGATTTATCTCTACGACACGATGGTTCTAATACTTTTATACAAAATATAACTGGTCATTTCTTCTTTGACAGTTTATCTCACGGAAGTAAAATGCAATTTGCTACTGAAGATAGTAGTGGTACTAAAGCTTATGTTTTAAACATAACTGGAGATAATCATAGAGTCGGGATAGGAGCTACATCACCATCAACTAAGTTAGAAATTAAAGACACAAGACCAGTATTAAGAATAACTGATGATTCATCAGGAACTGCTGATACAGCAATAGGTACAATAGAATTTTATTCAGAAGATACTTCAGGTAATTATCCTGCTGTTGGTGCATCTATAAAAGCTATGACAGAATCATCCTTTGGTTCAGGACACGGATTAGCATTCTTAACAAATGCAGATTCTGCAAGTCCTACTGAAAGAGTTAGGATTGACCAACAAGGAAATGTCGGAATTGGCACATCATCGCCAAGTTCTAAGTTTGAAGTGGTGGGTGGTAATTTAAGGTGGAAATCAACCGATGATGCCAATACTGGTGTACAACTATATAGTAGTAATGGTAATAGACAATTAGCATTATATGGATATTTAACTTCTTATAGTGCAATTCAAGCAGATAACACTTCTACATTTAAAATAATTCAAAATAATTCAGATGGCGATATACAATTTTTAGTAAGACCATCTTCAACAGATACTCAAACAGATGCTTTAAGAATAGATGGTGCTACAGCTAATGTCGGTATTGGAACTGGCTCACCCGCAACTAACTTAGAAGTAAAAACTACTGGTGACACAACTACAAGAATATCAACTGGTGGAGCTTCAGGTGATGTTGCAACTTTACAACTTTACAGAAATAGTGCAGCTTATGCACAAATGCATTATGAAGCAGGTGGTGGTGCAAATGCAGGTTTTCATATTACAGATTTTAGAGATGATGCTAATAGTCATATAATTTTTAACACTCGTGGTGATAATGAAAGAATGAGAATTGAAGGAGATGGAAAGGTCGGTATCGGCACATCATCGCCATCATACGAATTAGAAGTTGCCGGAACAGGTTCTTTTGCAGAAATCGTTGTAGGTGGTGGAGTATTTACTTCAGCATCGTTAGCAGCCGTTGGTTCTGGTGGTGGAGGAGGAAGTAGTGATATCACAATGGATGGTTCTACTGCAAACGGAGTATTAACTTTCGGTGGAACCGATAACATTGATGTAGAATCTAATCTTACTTTTGATGCGAGTAGCAATTTAGATTTATTGTCAGATAGTGGAAAATTAAGAATTGGAACTTCTCAAGATTTAGAAATCTATCACAATGGTTCACATTCTTACATAGACCAAACAGGAACTGGAAACTTATACATTCGCAATACAACAGACGATAAACAAATAGTTATTCAAACAGATGATGGTAGTGGTGGTGTTACCGACTATATGAAATTCAATGGTAATGAAAATTTAATCAGAACATTCAAAAGTTTTAGAATACACGATAGTTTTGAACTACAAATGGGAACAAGTGCAGATTTAAGAATATTGCACGATGGAACTAATAGTGAAATAAAAAATTATACGGGAAATTTCTATATAACACAACACTTAGATGATGGAGATATTATCCTAAGAAGTGATGATGGTTCAGGTGGAGTAACACCTTACCTAACATTAGATGGTGGTTCAAAATTTTTAAGCGTTCCGAGTGATTCTGTGCAATTCACTCTTGGAGCAAGTCAGGATATTAGATTTTATCACGATGGAAGCAACTCACAATTAAAAAATTATACTGGAGCTTTTTATATAAGTCAAAATACAGCATCAACTTTATACATAGACCAAAATGCCGATGATTCTGATATTGTTTTAAGAAGTGATGATGGTTCAGGTGGAGTAACACCTTACATAACATTAGATGGTAGTGCTGAAACAGTTAATATAGCTAAGAGTACATCGTTTGCAGCAAGTACAAATTATCCTGATAGTATTCCAGCTAATTTTGGAAGTGGCACTAAGTTGCAAATATTTCATAATGGTTCTTATGGAAATATTACAAATGATACTGGAATTTTGTACATAGATAATACTACTGATGATGGCGATATATATTTTAGGGTAGATGATAGTACCACTCAGATAACTGCATTACAAATAGATGCAAGTGAAATAGGGCAAATAAGACTTCCTAATGATGGTCAAAAATTATCTATTGGAGAAGGACAAGATTTACAACTACATCATACTTCTAATAATTCTTATATTGCAAATTCCTTTACTGGAGATTTATATATTCAAAATAATGTAGATGATAAAGATATTATATTTAGATGCGATGATGGAAGTGGTGGAGTAACTGAATATTTTAAATTAGATGGAAGTATCGCAAAAACATCAGTTGCTAAAGACTTTAAGTTTTTAGATAGTGTTATGTTACAATTAGGTACTGGAGAAGATTTCAGACTTTATCACGATGGCTCTAACAACTATATAGATAGTATAATATCAGACCAAGATTTATACATCAGAGTAAATGATGGTGGCTCTACTATTACTGCATTACAAATAGATGCAAGTAATGTAGGTAGAATAATATTACCGAATGATAATCAAAAATTAACTATTGGTGCAGATTACGATTTAAACTTTTATAACAATGGTTCGGTTTCTTATATATCAAACAACAATACCTATTTTACAATAGACCAAAATGCAGCAGCAGGTATGCAACTTAGAAACTTGTCTTCTGACCAAGATATAACTTTTTCAGTAAACGCTAGTGGAGGTCAAGTCACTGCACTACAAATAGATGCAAGTAATTCTGGTAGTCTTGTTTTACCACTTGACAATCAAAACTTTTATATGGGAGCAAGTAATGACTTTAGAATTATTCACAATGGAACAGATACTTATCTAAATAATTATACTGGAGATTATATCATTGGTAATTTTGCTGATGATAAAGATATTTCATTCAGAACTGATGATGGTAGTGGTGGACAAACGGAATACCTTAGATTAGATGGTAGTGCAGAAAGAATACAATTTTCTAAAAAAGCATACATATTAGACAATGTAAAATTTGAATTTGGAGATGGTGCAGATTTACAAATTTATCACGATGGAACTAATTCATTTATAGACAATACTACTGGATATGTAAAGTTTAGAAACACTCTTTCCGATGCTGATATGTATTTATCAGTTAATGATGGTGGAAGTCAAATCAATGCCATAACTATTGATGCAAGTAATACCGGTAGGGTTAAACTACCTAATGATAATCAGTATCTTGCTATTGGAGCATCCGGAGATTTATATTTTTATCACGATAGTAGTAATTCTTTAATTAGAAATGCAACAGGTAATTTATTACTAAGAAACGACCAAGATGATGGTGATATTATATTCCAATCAGACGACGGAAGTGGTGGAACTACTTCTTATATGGCATTAGATGGTGGTTCAGTAATCGTAACCATGCATGTAAATCAAAGATTTGATGATAGTAAAAAATTTATATTAGGTGGTGGTAGTGATTTACATTTCTATCACGACGGCAGTAATACCTATATGGAAAACTATACTGGAGATTTATATATAAAAAGCACCAGCACAACTGGAGATATAAAATTCCAAAGTGGTTCAACAACTTACATAGAATTAGATGTTAGCACAGAAAGAGTTGATTTTAAAAAACCATTAAATGTAGAAGATGGTGGTAGATTTATTGATAGTTCCATTTTATACTTTGGAACAGGTAATGATTTTAGAATCCAACACAATGGAAGTGCTAATTATATTCAGTCTTATGGTGGTGCAATTTACATAGACCAAAATGTAGATGATTCAGACATATCTATTAGAAACGATGACGGTTCTGGTGGTGTTACTACCTATATGAGATTTGATGGAAGTGATGAAAGAATTGTTGTTCAGAAATCTTTAAGGTCAGACGATAATGTTGCATTAGCAGCCGGAACTGACGGAGATTTAAATTTAGTTCACAACGGAACCGATAGTTATGTAGAAAATTGGAACGGAGATTTATACATAAGAAATAATTCTAATGATAAAGATGTAAAAATCCAATCAGATGATAATTCAGGTGGAGTAACTGATTACATAACATTAGACGGAAGTACTGGAGACCTATTATTAACACCACCAACAAGAACAGAAATTCAAGGAAATTTAGTCGTTGAAGGAGATTTAACAGCACAAAATTATATCGTAAGTTCATCAGTAACTTATATGACACAAAGTTTTTCAAGTGGTTCCACAATATTTGGTGATTCTGCTTCAGACACACATCAATTTACAGGTTCTTTAAACGCAAATTCATCAACCGGTTCATTCGGCGAATTAAGATTACCACCAACAGGAAAACTTATTTTTGACCAATCCGGTACTGATGGAAGTGGAACTTATATAGCTGAATCAGTTAATGATGTGGTAGACCATTATGTTGGTGGAACTTTAATGTTGAGAATTGAAGAAAGTGGAACAGATTATGTTCAAGTGTTTGACAATACAAAATTAACTATTGGAACTGGTAAAGATTTAGAACTATACCACGACGGAACCAATAGTATTATCAACAACACAACAGGTGCATTACATATTTCACAAAGTGTATCTGATGCAGATATCTTATTTAGTGTTAATGATGGTGGAACTTTAAGAACTGCTCTTAAAATAGATTCAAGTGAAATCGGTAATGTAATGTTACCTAATTGGAATCAGGCGTTAAAAGTTGGGGCATCAGGCAATATACTTTTATATCATAATTCTTCAGCTGCTAAATTCGTCAACATCACGGGTGATATGGAAATTGAAAATCAGGCCGACGATAAAGATATTATTTTAAAATCAGATGATGGTTCAGGTGGAACAACTGCTTACTTAACATTAGATGGTAGTGCTACAGATTTAATTTTATCTGCACCAAGAGGAATAAAAGCAGGGCCAAATGGTGGTAATACTGAACAAGTATTTGAAATTGACACTTCAGGTAATTCTAATCACGGTTTATTAGTTAATGCAGACGAAGCAAGAGGTGCATCAAGATATGCTTTATTTGTAGATGATGAAGACCCTAATTCAAGAGGTAGTGTAGTAATATCAACTACAAGTGGGCCTTCTTTAACCACTAATGCAGATATTCATATGGCAGCAGGTTCTAAACTTTATTTTGATGGTGGTGGTGATACATTTATTAGGGAAGTAAGTGATGATAACTTAACCATTGCTGTTGGTGGAACTAATTTACTTGACTTAGGAGAAGGTGCAACAGATTATGTAAGAGTTAGAGATAATACATATTTAGGTGCTGGTAGTAGTCTTGATATGTATATGCGACACGATGGAACTAATTCCTTTTTAGAAAATGGTACTGGTAATCTTACAATTAGAAATTTAACTGATGATGGTGATGTTACATTTCAATCAGATGACGGAAGTGGTGGAGTAAAAACATACTTCTTTTTAGATGGTAGTGCTGGTAATATTAATTTTCAAAATAATGCTTTAGTTGCTCTTGGTGGAATATATGGTAATGGTGGTAACATTACAATGTATAACAATACTTATAATTTTAAAAGTGCAACTTCAACTGATTTAATGAAATTAACCACTACTGGACTTGGAATCGGCACCACATCGCCACAAGAAAAATTAGATGTGGTTAGTGGTAGTGCTCACATAAGAGGTGTGGACTCAGAAGGATATGTATTGGGATTAGGTCAATTTGCAGATACCCCAACAACACCATTATATAAAATAAGTACATTTGATAATACTTCCGGTGGAACATCAGGATTAACCTCTGGAGACCATTTAGAAATCTACGGAACAAGATGGGGATTCCAAAACACTTGGGCAAGAGGTGGTCAAGGTGGAGCAGTTCCAGTTGCATCACTATATAGTAATGCAGGAGAATCTCGTTTTTCTATTTACGAGGCACTAAATCCTACATCTGATGCAACTTATAGTGAAAGAATTAGATTAAGAGGAAATGGTGATTCTTGGATTACCAATGCATTGGGTATCGGCACAACATCACCCGATATGGATTTACACATAAATACCTCAGATGATGGTTCAGTAATGTTTTCAAGAGGTGGTGGACATAAATATAGTATAGAACACGATACATCACAATTTTATATTTACAACAGAACTATAAATAAAAATGCTTTAGAGTTTAACCATAGTGGACCAGTTACGATTAATGAAGACGGACACTCCACAATAGACTTTAGAATTGAAGGAGATACAAATACAAACCTATTTTTTACAGATGCTAGTGCAGATAAAGTCGGAATTGGTACAAATTCTCCCGCAGATTTGTTGCATGTTTATCTTTCTGGAAGTGGTACAGGATTAAGACTTCAAGGAGCTGGTGGACAAACTGCTATTAGGTATCAAAACGATGCACAATCTTGGTATGCAGGTATTAATTCTTCTGAACAATTTTACTGGTATGGTTCACAAATAGCTGCTACAGCAGGATTTATCAATACTAATGGTAATTTATATTGGAATTACAACTTCTTAGCTAATAACAATAATTATGGATTAGTCGGTAGAGATACTGGTGGAAACACAAGAGTTGTAGCTAAGATAAATTCTAGCAATCAAGTTCAAATTGGAGATAGTGGTCACGGTGGTAATCACGTACATTATCCAAGTACATACACTCAAATAAATACAGATTATGGAACTTTGCAATTAGGAGCACAAAATTCAAGTCATATGCACCTGATAACAGATAGAACTAATATATATACTACTTCATATTTAAATGTTAATAATGGTGAAACCATTAGAAGTTATTCATCAGATTTTGTTGCCACGAGAGCAGGTAGTTCAACAAATAAATTAGTTATCGAAAGCAATGGAACAAGAGTCCACAATACATTAAAGGCCGAAGACGGACTTTACATTAAGGCTCAATCAAATAGTGGAACTAGCAACACTGACGGAAGACAATATCTAAATGTGTTCTCATATAAAAACACAGGAGCCGTCACCGGTGCATTTATCATTCATACAGATATCGGTAGAGCATCAGGTAAAATGGGCAAAATACACGTTCACGGACACGCTTATGGTCAATCAGAAGTAATAGATTTTCAAGTTGTATTTTATATGTATAGTGGAGTAAATGGAGATGATGGAGTTGCGGGACAACCATATGCAACATCCATTACTGACCAAGGTAATGATGGATACAACAAATATCTTGGTATTGATGCTGATGGAAATCTTGCTATTGCTATTGATGAACACAACGGAACTTCAAAATACTATTATCATTTCACTGCAGATATGTATGTTGGAAACAATGCATATGACCCAGTAAGTGATTGGTCTGGAAGTGTATCGACAACTGATGGATTTAATTGGTTGCATAAAGAAGCAGTA